GGCGGCATGGGCCGCTACATGATCGACCAGACCATGCTCCAGGGCCTGGCCAACACCCTGGACATGCTCGGCGACCCCGAGCGCAAGGCGCAGAACTTCTTCGAGGGGCTGACTACCCAGTTCGCGCCGTACGCCGCCCTGGGCCGCCAGCTCGATCGTGCCCTGGGCACCGGCCCTCGGGACACCCGCGAGGGCTTTCAGGGCCTGCTGGATGCCGTGCTCAGCAGCTACCCCGGCGCGAGTGGCCTGGTGCCGCAGCGTCTGGACCCGCTCGGTCGCAACGTACAGGAGACGCAGACCGGCCTGGGCGCGCTCGTCTCGCCGGCCAGGTATACCCAGTCGCCGTACGACCCGCTCACCGAGGCGATGCGGAATGCCGACGTGGGCGTGGGCGCCACGCCGAAGTCCTGGCGCAACTTCGCGCTCAACGAGCAGGAGCAGCGCCAGTACCAGCAGCAGAGCGGCTACTACATCGACCAGATGCTCAGGGATGTGATCAACGACCCGGCCTTCCAGCGGGCGCCGATCGCCGAGCGGCAGATCATCCTGCAGCGGGTTATCGCCGCAGCTCGCAACGCCGGCGGCGCCGACATCGTCAGCCAGCTCAGCGACGAGCAACTCATGCAACGCTACCAACAGGAGCAGCAGCGCACCGCTGCGGTGCCGCGCTAAGGAGGAGCCATGGCCTGGAATTGGCTGACGGGCGACCCGAACCAGAACCTGCACGGCACCACGGCCTATGGCCAGACCTACGGAGGGCGAAACGACACGATGCAACCAGCCCAACCAGCCGTGCCGCCCGGAGGTGGCGGTGGCCCGGCTCCGGCCGTGACGCCAGGCGGCGGCGGTAGCAGCCTGTTCTCGACCACCCCGACCAGGCCAGCCAACGTCAACCTGACGCCCGAGGAGCAGGCAGCGATCATCAAGTCGCTCGGCTCGGGCGCGCCCAACGGTAGCTTCATCGTTGGCGGCACGGCTACCGCGCAGCCCAAGTTGGGCAAGAACCCGGTCGGCGCGGATGTCCTGATCGACACCGGCGAGTACCAGATCACCGTCCAGACGCCCGACGGTCGCACGCTGCCGATGACGGTCACCAAAAGTACGGACCCAGGCGGTAACCCATCATGGATCGCCGAGCCGCCTAAGGACACCACCTCGGCGACCAAGGCCACCGGCCCGACCGACTACGTGGTCAAGAGTGGTGACGGCAGCGCCTGGTATCCCGACGACATCAATAACCCGGCCGGCGGCTATCACAAGATCGTGCCGGCCGGCGTGCCGAACGCCGACGACGAGATCAAAAAGGCCGTCGATCGCCAGGTGGCCGAGGGCGATCGCAACGCCAGGGCGCGCAACGAGGCGGCCACGGGCATCTACGGCACTGACGCTGAGGTGGCCAAGATCCAGAATGACGCGGCCACCCAGAAGCTGAACAAGGCCGAGCTGGACGAGAAGATCCGCCAGTTCAACCAGCAGCACAAGTACGACGACCAGAACCAGAAGATCATTGACGACAAGGCCGCCAGCGACCTCCAGACGGCGTCCGTTGGCCGAGCCGCGACCCAGGCCACCACTGAAGGCACACGGGCGACCACGGCGGCGACGACGCAGGCGACCGAGATTGCTGCCAAGAAGCTGCCTGGCGAGCTAGCCCAGCAGGGCGCCACGCTGGAAGCCACCAACATCGCCAATCAGGCCGCCAAGGCGCCCACCGTCCAGGCGCCCCAGACCGGCCTGAGTATCTACCAGCGCAACCCGCTCACCGGCGTAGTGACGAACACGGGCATGAACCCCGAGTACATGCCCAAGACACAGGCCGAGGTACAGGCCCGCATCGGCCAGATCCTGAACCTGCAGCGTCAGAAGCAGGACGAGGTCCAGGGCAAGATCGGGCGCACCATCGACGGCAAGCTGTACACCGCCGACGACGCCAGCAGCGAGTTCAACGCCTGGAAAGCGCAGAACGTTGATCCCCAGGCGGGCATGCTGCAGGCCGCCCAGCAGGACGCCGCCCAGAAGATGGCGACGGACCTGATGGCCGCCAAGGGCACCGCCTACCAGCAAGCCCTGGGCGCCGGCACCCAGCAGCTCACCGCCATCAAGGACTACGCCGCGATGAACCCGGTGGGCAATCAGGACGCCCTCCGCAAGGCGTATGGCGAGGTGATGCAGGGCAAACCGCCCAGCGACATCGTGAGCGCCAACACGTACAGCGCGCCCAACCCGATGCAGGCTGCCCAGCAGGGCACGATGAACGCCCTGCGCTACATCGACCCCACGGCCGCCGCAGCCACCGGCGCCCCGCCGCCCAACTACGGCCAGATGAACATCCCGCAGATGTTGGGCGCCAACCCGTACCAGGCGCCAGGCATGCCGCCGGGCATGCAGACGATGCAGCAACGCACACCAGCCCCGGCTGCTCCTCCCGCTGGCCCGCCAGCGCCTGGCTCACAGGAGTGGTTTGACAATATCTTTCGCCCCCGTCAACAGCAGAGCGTTGACGAGCAACGTGCTCAGGCCCTGGCGATGCCGTTCGGTACCCCGCCAGGCACGCCGCCGACGCCCACGCTGCCCACGCCGCCGGCGGCGCCCAACTTCAACTTCGGGGGTGTTGTTCCGACGAACCGCGATCCTGGCTTCACCCCCACTTGGAGTCAGCCGGCGCCCAACTTCGGCAACCCGTGGAGTTTCGCCCCGCCCTACACCCCCAACGGCTACATCCCGGTCTAGAAAGGTTCTATGATGGCCGACGAACAACCAAACACCCCTTCAGAGGGCGCACCGTCGCCCGATGTAGAGCCGGTTTCCGAGCCGCAGGAAGGGTCTTCGCCGGGCTGGTGGTCGCGACTGTTCAATCGCCGACCAGCGCAGGAGGCCGAACCTGAGGCCGGCGAGCTAGGCACACCGTCGGAGCGGCTGAGCTTGACCCAGGAGGAGTTAGAGCGTCGAGTCCAGTCTGAGACTGACCGCCGCGAGGCGCAGCGTGCCGCACGCGCCCGCCAAGACGAGCGCAAACGACTGCGCGATGAAGACCCGTGGGCGTACGCCGCCCAGGACCGTGAGGCCGAGCAACAGCAAAGCCAATCCCAGGGCCTGACGGAGTTCTTCTCGAACGTGGGCACTCAGCACGATCGCATCAGCATCGATCCGCTGATGGAGGCGCTACCAACCAGAGAGCGCCAGCGGATCATGGGCATCGAGGGCGCCGGCAAAGGCCTGGACGGACGCAAGCTGGTTGTCAGTGAGGCGCTGAAGAGCCTCGAAAAACACTGGAAGGCTGAAGGCGAAAAGGAAGCCCAGGACAAGCTGCGGCGCAACCAGGCGTTCCGCAAGCAGATCCTGAGCGAGGCACGCGGCGGCATCGCCGAGCCGGACCTCTTGCCCGCGTTCAGCCCTTCCCCAGCCGACAAGCAGATGAGCGACATCTTTCGCGACTACTACGGCTGGCGATCTAACGGCTCGGGCTAGTTCTCCGAGAGCTGGCCCCATTCTCTAGAGGGCCACTCTCACGCCGTACAACAGCATCGCCACACGAGCCACCCCTGGCTCAGGTCCGCTGATCCCCGAGGACGTTCAGCGCGACATCGTCCAGTCGATCGAGGTCAAGTCTGCGGCGCTGCAGCTCATGCCGCACGTCCGCATGAAGCGCGCCCAGCAGCGCATCCCGGTCATGTCGCAGCTTCCCACGGCGTACTGGATCACCGGCGCATCCCTGGACGCCCGCGACATCGGCATGAAGCAGACCACCAGCCTTCAGTGGGACAACGTCTATCTCAACGCTGAAGAGATGGCCGTGATTGTGCCCATCGCCAAAAACCTGCTCGAAGACATGGACTACGACTTCTGGTCGCAGACCAAGCCCAAGATCACCGAGGCCTTCGGGGTCGCCCTGGACGACGCGATCTTCTTCGGCACCAATGCCCCGACCACCTTCCCGCCCGCCATCGTCACCGGCGCCAACTCGGCCGGCAACCTCATCGTCGCCGGTGCCTCAGCCGTGGACTACATCGATGACATCAACAACGCCATGGCTACCGTCGAGGCGGATGGTTTTGATGTCACGGGCTTCTGGGCACGCCGCCAGGTCAAGGCCAAGTTGCGCGGCATGCGGGATACGACCAAGGGCCTGCTGTTCATCGGCGACAACTCCACGCCCAACGCCGCCATCAACACGGGGTCGCTCTTCGGCGAGCCGATCATCTTCTCGAACGCTGGCCTTTCGAGCTTCAACACGGGCGCCAGCGGCTACTCGATGATTGGCGGCCAGTGGGACCAGAGCATGCTGGCGGTCCGAGATGACATCAGCATGGAGATGTTCGACACGGGCGTGATCACCGACAACGGCAGCCCGCCAGTCATTCAGTACAACCTGATGCAGCAGGACATGGTCGCGTTGCGCGTGACGGCTCGCTTCGCCTGGGCCATCCCCAACCCGATCAACCGCCAGCAATCCACCAAGGCCAACCGCTATCCCTTCTTCGTCATCCAGCAGAAGGCCAGCACCGGCGGCGAGGGCTAGAGCATGCGCGAAGATCCCAAACCCCCCGAGCCAACCCCCGAGCCAGAACCCGAGCCGGAGCCAGAACCTCCGACGCCACCCGTCCCGGCGTAGCCATGCCTGGCGGCCGACCCTACAAGAAGCCTGTCAGCAAGGCCCAGGCGCGTTTCTTCGGCTACGCGGCCGGCGGGAACGTGCCTGGCTTTTCCGCTGACGAGGCGCGCAAGAAGCTCAAGGGCGTGGACGAGAGCAAGCTGCCCAAGCGGAAAGGCAAGAAGTGAGCGAGTCGGACCTGGCCTGGGCTGCTGGATTCTTCGACGGCGAAGGCTGCGTCGATATCAACGCCACCAATGGCGTTTGCGGGAGCATCCGAGCGCTGCTCGCGAACACAAGCCTTGCCGGGGTGGAACGGATGCAGGCCTTGTTCGGCGGCTCCATCCGAACCTATAGACGGACTACGGGGAATCACGTCTATTACACATGGTCTGTCTCCGCGACCAGGGCGGCTGCCTTCTACACGGCGGTGCTCATGTACGCAGTGGTCAAGCGGGAGCAGATCGAGATTGCGCTCGCCTATCAGTCCAGACGCAAGGGCCGAGGGCTGCGGCGGGACGTAGTAGATCACTCGCGAGATGTGGCCGATATGCAGGCGATTCGCCGCTTGAGGGCCGCAGCGTGAGAGGAGGATCGAAATAATGCCCAAGGTACGCACGCTCGTGCCGCTGACCCATCCCAAGACGGGCGAGAACTTCGCGGCCGGCACCGAGGTGGACGTGGACGACGAGGTTTTCGCCGACTGGCGCGCCGACGGCAAGGTGGCTGACCTGGCGGCTGAGCAAGCCCCCCAGCCAGAGGGCCACTATTCCGAGCGCACTGCCCGAGAAGACACTACCAGCACCAAACCGAGCAGCCGGAGCAAGGGCTGATGCCGCGCATCCGCTTCCTGGCCGCCGCCACCGATCCGCGCCCCGATCATCCCGCGACCACCTACGGGCCTGGGCACGAGACGGACTATGTCGAGGCCGACTACGAGTACATCAAGAGCCTGCTGCTGGAGGGCAAGGCCGAGCTGCTGGACGGCCCACCACCACCGGCGCTCTTCAGTGCGCCCGCCGAGATCGTGCAGACATGAGCAACATCGTGTTCGTAGCACCCTCGGTGGACTCCGTCACCGGAACGACGGTCTACGGCGCGGGCCACTCGGCCAACATCACCGATGAGGCGTTCGTTGCGCGGCTGATCAACGACGGCAAAGCGGCGTACCAGGGCGCCAATATCCGGGGTATCTACGTGGCGCCGATCGCCACCACCACGGCGACGGTCAACTGGGTAGTCGATCAGGCGTGTACGGCAATGAAGGTGAATTACGGCACCACCACCGCACTTGGTTCGACCCAGAACGCCACGCCGACCTCGGGCAGCGGTGCGGTTGTCGCCAACCTGACGGCCCTGACCACCGGCACGCTCTACTACTACAGCGTCTCGGTCACCGTCGGCACGTACGTGAGCAATAGCGCACCCGCGACGTTCAGGACGGCATGATCACGCTCGCGCAGCTTGAGCAGGAGGTGGCCCGCAGGACCGGCCCCTTCTTCCAGGCTGCCCAGGATGCTCAGGTGCCGACGACTTCGACCGCGACCTCGGCGTACATGCCCACGCTGCGCTCCTCGGCGGTCCTGGGCGGGCCTGAGAACCTCTTTCTGATACGGCGCGGGGTGAAGGCTGACGGCACGCCGGTGACCTACAACGCCCAGGATCGCACGCGCATGGTGCAGAGCTTCGACGCCGCCTCGGGGCGTGTGGTCATCGATCGCAACTGGTACACGCCCATGCAGCCCGGCGAGCTGGCCGACTTCACCCACCTGCACCCCGAGCAGGAGCTACGCCAGGCGGTACTGGCTGGCCTGCGGCGCTGCTTTCTGGGTGAGCTATTCGCGCCGCTGCTGAACGGCGCCTACGGCGACATCGACCTGACCGCCCAGGTGCCGTGGATCACCAACCCCGATCAGGTCACCAGGGTGCAGTACGGCTGGTACAAGCCGTGGGGCGATGCCCCGTTTGAGACGACCATGCAGTCAGGCCACGTCATCCTGCGTAACACCAGCGGCCCGTACGCGCCCTCCAGCATCTACGTCAGCGTGCTGCGGCCGGCCGGCACCTGGGTCAACGACGACGACCAGCCCAGCGGCCCGACCCAGGACGACGACACGCTCGCCGTGGACCTCGACTATGCTGCCTCGGCCGGCCACATCGAGGCCTGGCACCTGTTCCCGGCGCACATGTTCATGGCCGCCGCCGGCAACTTGCAGGCCACCCAGGAGATGGCCGCCAGGGAGTTCACTCGCCAGAGCCTGATCTGGGGGCCGTCACCGACCAGGCGCATCGGGTTCTCTGAGGTGGTGGGCCTGCCGCTGCGGGGCAACGTGACCATATGATCGAAACCAGCGACCCGCGTATCAACTGGA